CCTTGACGTCGTGGACACCGACACGGGCGGTGCCACCGAGACGCTCCAGATTGGCCTGATGGAGATCAACGCCCGCGCGCTGAAGACCATCTACGGCGATTCCAACGTGACCGACGCAAGCGGCGTTATCACCGCCGAGCATGACTGGTCCAACGCTGGTGATTCCCATATGTTCGCGCTGCTGCTGCTGCTGAAGAACGGCCGTAAGTGGGTCAAGTTCGTTCGCAACGGCAAGGTCACCGCCGTTGGCGAGTTCACGGGCAACCGCACCACGGCCGCGCAGCGACAGATTACCGTCACCTACGCGAAGGACACGGACGGCAACGCTGGTTGCGTTGACTACTACGAGTCCACCGACACCCAGTAGCGCCGGATAGCATCGACACCGACCAGACCAGAAGAGCCGTCCCGATTCGGGGCGGCTCTTTTTTCCGATTAGACGAAGGGGCCGCGAATGGCTAGCGTTCATGAGATCCAGTTCGAGGGAAAGACCATCAAGTACGACTCTAAGGCCGTCCATAGCTGGAGCGTCCAGAAGAAGCTTACGTCCGGTGGCATGGCGGCCTATGAAGCCGCCGACATCATCCTTTGCGGCAAGTCTGATGAAGTGGCCGAACTCTTCGATGATGACGCGGACAAGATGATGGAACTTCTTACCGCTATCGGCTCCATTTCGAGCGCCGCAAAAAACTAACGGCGCTTGCCGGGGCATACGTCCACCATCCGGACGAGTTGTTCGCCGACTTTCAGGAGACGTACGGAATCTGTCTCCTGGACTACGAAGCCGAACTAGCAAGCGAACGAACGTCAAGGGCGGTTGGCTGGTTGGCAACCCTTGCCGCGCAGCTACCCGCGACCTCTCGCGTCGCACGTGCAGAGAACCCGGAACTGGAATGGACAACTTCCGAATACATGCTTCGGCAAGTCGAGTACGCGATTCGTCTACTTCTCTGGGGGCTTGGTGGCGGTGACAAGGGCGGACCGAAGCCCGAACCAATCCAAAGCCCCGCCGAACGAATCAGCCACGGCGAAGCCGTCGAAGCGGCGGAGCAAATGGCCGCGACGGTGGCAGCCGTCTTCAACATCGAAAGGGGGTAACGCATGCCAAAGGCATCCGTGGGCAACTATTACGTTTCCGTGATCCCTGACATGTCGAAGTTCAACTCTTCGCTTGCGAAGGGCGGCGGCGGCATCCTGAAGACCATTGGCTCAATCGGCATCGGGAAGGCGCTTGGAGACGCGCTCTCATTCGGAGTCTCGAAGTTCATGGATTCGCTCTCCAGCGGCATTTCGCGCGTCGATACGCTGAACACCTTCCCGCGCGTCATGGAGAACGTCGGCATTTCGGCTGAATCGTCGCAGCGCGCTATCGAGACGCTTGCAGCCGGAATCGACGGACTTCCCACGACGCTTGACGCGGCGGCATCCGCGACGCAGCGGTTCGCGCTCCAGAACGGCGATGTCGAAGCGTCGGCGGACATGTTCCTAGCGCTCAACAACGCGATTCTCGCGGGCGGACAGTCTGCGAGCATGCAAGCGACCGCGCTGGAGCAGGTTTCCCAGGCATACGCAAAGGGCCGTCCCGACATGATGGAATGGCGCACCATGACCATGACCATGGGTCCGGCCTTGAAGATGGTTGCCGAGTCATGGGGGATGTCCGTCGATGAAATGGGCGAAGCCCTTCGCACGGGCGATAGGTCCATGGACGAGTTCTTGCAGACCATTCAGACGCTTAACACCGAGGGCGTCGGCGAGTTCGCTTCGCTTTCCGAACAGGCTTCTGTTTCGACGCAGACGATCGGGACGGCGCTTGCAAACGTGAGTTCCCGAATGTCGGCGGTTTGGGCATCCATCCTCGATGCCATAGGGACCGAGGACATAGCAAACACCATCAACACGCTATCGGCTGACTTCAAGTCGTTTGGCGTTGACGTTGTGGCACCAATCGTCGGTGACGTTGCAGACAGGTTCAGGGAACTTGCAAGTACCGTCATGTCGATTGACTTCAGCCCCGTGCTAGATGCCGTCCGACCGTTCGCCGACGTGCTTATGCAGTTCGTAAGCGGCGAGGGTCCGGCGTTCGAAGGCATGATGGATCGCATCCAGGGCCACCTGACCGACCTCCAGCCCGCGATTAGCACGCTCCAGTTCGTGTGGGGCGGCGTGGTTGATAGGTTCGGCGAGTTCGCGACGGCCGTCGCGCCGCTGGTGATGGAGTTCTGGGGTCATTTCGGCTCTGCCGTTGTTGGCCTTCTACCAATCCTCGCGAACATGCTCTCATACGTCGGCATGTGGATTCAGGCGTTCCTGAAGTTCGGAACCATGGTCGCGACCGTTGCAGCCAACATTCCCGGGTACTTTAGCCGGATGGTGACGAGCGTCCAGACCATCTTTAACAACATGGTTTCGTTCGTCCAGTCCATCCCATCTAGGATAGTCGGGTTCTTCTCTGGCATCGGCTCCCGAATCTCCAGCGCGATTGGAAGCATCCACTTCCCGACACCGCACGTGTCGTGGGAGGGCACCGCGATTCCCGGCCTTTCGCTCCCGCACATCAGCTGGTACGCCAACGGCGGAATCGTCAACGGCGCGCAGCTTATCGGCGTTGGCGAGAAGGGGACGGAACTTATCTGGCCGTCCTATGGTGCGGCGCTGAACAAGTACGCGAACGCAATCGCGCAGAGGATGCCCGAAGGGGCCGGGGCGAACGTGACGAACGTCTACCTGAACGACCTTCGAGTGAATGACGACGAGCGAATCCGCGCCGACGTGCTGAATCTGGTAACCGACCTTGGACGATATTCCGCGATGAACAGGGGCTAGCATGGCGATTGCAAATGGGCTTTACGAGATTCGTTCCATGCTGCTTAACTCGATGTGCGTGGACGTATCCGGCGCGTCCGCCGTCAAGGGCGCAAACGTCCTGATCTACTCCAACAACGACGGGAACAACCAGAAGTTCCACCTGACCGAAGAGACTTCCGAGCATTGGTCGATCCAGAGCGCGTCTTCTGGCCTTTACGTCGATGTGGCACGGGGTGCGGCGCAAAACGGCGCGAACGTGCAGCAGTGGACCGACAACGACGCGCGCAACCAGCGCTGGAACGTCGTTGACACGGGCGAGACGGTGAACATCGACGGCGTATCGTGTCCGGTGGTCACCATCGGCTCATACGTCACGGAAGACGGCTCTACGTACATGATGGACGTAGAGCGCGCAATGACGAGCAACAGCACCAACGTTCTAATCTGGTCTGCCAACGGCGGCGATAACCAGAAGTTCGCCCTTCTCCCCACGACCCTGCTTGACCGCTCTATGCCCGTCCAGTCCGGCATCGGCTGGAGCGGAGCAATCGGTAGGAACGACGCGCAGACCGTCTACCCGTCCGCTTCGACGCTCTACCCGTGCTGGTACTTCACGGACGCATGGCAGGGGCTGCAAGACCACGGCTTCGAGATCAGCTACCGAACGCGCCTGATTGACAACGGCACCGCGCAGAACGGCACCTGGACGGTATGGACCGCATGGACGGCCGCGCCCGTCACGCTCTACGGACAGACGGCATGGCTCACGGCTGGACTCCACGCTTCGTTCGACGTTTCGTCGTACAAGGCCATGGAGTACAACTTGCGCGTTCGCGCCACTGGCACCGTTGGCGGTAACACCGTCCACTCTTCGGCAATCACGATGCTTCTTCGTTCCGTGTTCGCCCCGACAATCGCGGCGGATTCGGCGAAGCTGGAGCCGGGGGCGATTTCGCTCGAAATGCTCACCGACTACGAGGGCGGGACGAATGCGGTAAACATAACCAGCATCAAGGCTGGTGGCGTCGAGTACCTAGCGAAGCCGCTCATGTCGTATGGCTACGGTCCGTCCTTCACCGCCGAAGTCCCTATCGGCAACCTGAAGGCAATCCCGCCGTTCGGGACGCTGGATGTGTCCTACGAAGTCGGCACGGACCAGTATCCCGCGACGGGAGTCCGAACGACCTCTTCCGTGCCGTTCGCGTCCGCACCAAGCGCGACGATAGCCGTTTCGCCGACTCTCACCTTCAATGACGATGGGACGGCAACGCTCACCGTCACGGCAGGGGACGTCCGTTCCGCATGGCTGGTCGCTGGTGGCGAGACGGTGACGCTGGAGCAGACTTCCCAGACTACGTTTGTACTCCCCTATCCGTTCGGCGTTTCTTGCGACTGGTTCGTATCAGTCTCGAATTCGTCCGGTACTGCGTGGGGCTACGCTTCAGGCACAATCGCCGCCGACGATTCGCGCAAGGTCCGCGCATGTCATGCATGGAACTGGGACGGCGGCTTCTTCATGCTCCAGGTGACGGACGGGTTCATGCAGACCAGCCGCACCGTCAAGGCCAACGCATCGACCTACCTGCTCAACAACCGCGAGTGGGAGTCGATGAAGTTCAGCGACACTCTTTCGGGCGAGTTCAGCGCGGAAGGCGTTCTGAAGGACGGACTGACCGAATCTGACAAGGCCGCGCTGATGCTCCTTGCGAGGGCGCACCACGTGACCTACCGCGCGCCTTCCGGGGAGGTCGCGTTCGTCGGCATCACTGACGTTCAGTACACGACGCGGCGCGGCCTTACGTTCGTTAGCGTCTCGATGCAGCAGGTGAGCCGATAATGGCCGCCCTGCTGGATTGGCGCGACACGACGCGCACGGACAAGATAATCTTCCAGATGGTCAACCCGTCGAACATCGACGCGATCATGGGCGAGTTGGAGGGCGTGGAACTCAACGGCGCTACGCTCTCTGCCGGCTATTACACCGACACCCGCACCAGCGGCAAGATTCACGTAGTCGGCGAGGGTTGGAAGCGCGGCTCTTTCGTCCGCGTAATCCACCAGGTGCCGGAGTGGAACTACAGTCGCGAGTTGGGGACGTACCTAGTCACGAACGACGATCGTTCCCGCGAGTTGGGGACGTGGGGCTATGACCTGACGCTCCAATCGCTGCTGTTCGGCCTTTCCACCGACAAGCTGGTTCGCCCGTGGGTTATCGCCAACAACGCAATGATGCTGAAGGCGGCGGCACAATGCCTTGACGCTCCCGGCTACAGGTACAACTTCGCGGGAGCGGCGGACTACCGCTTCAAGGGCGCGCGCGTCATGGAGACTGGGACCGACCGACTGTCCATCATGTACGCGCTCTCGAAGCTGGGGAACAACCGGATAGACATCGACGGACACGGGCGCGTTACCATGTCGAAGTACCTCGCACCTTCCGCGAAGGTTCCCGTATTCCGAATCGACCTGAACGACCCGCGCGGCGTCGCTATCGACGGGCTTTCCGGCTCAACGGACTTTCTGGAGATTCCGAACGTCGTTGGTGTCTGCTACAAGCACAACACAACGCGCAACGGGAAGAGCGTCCAGCAGGAGATAAACGCTTCGGCGCAGGTGTCCAGTTCGTCACCGCACGCCCACGGGCAGCGCGGATACACCGTGACGGACTTCCGCGAGTTGTCGGAAATGTCACCAGCGACGGCGGCGCGCGCGCAGCAGTTGGCGCAGCAGTACCTAGCGAACGACTCCATCGAACACGTCGAATGGCAGCTAACCACCATCTACCTTCCGATTTGGGAGGGGGACGTGGTGGATCTGGTCATTCATGACGGCGAGAAGGCTTATCAGGGCGTGCGGCGGTGTCTTGTGAAGAACGTCGAGTTGAAGCTTCAGGACATGACGATGCAGCTGACCCTGAAGGAAGTCACGAGCGGGGATGATGAAGACTGATGGACATTTTCAACGTTGCGTCCGCCCTCTTCGGCTCTTCGCGCGTCGAAGAGACGGACGGTATATCCAACGCGGTCGATTCGATTTCGGCCATTGGCGCGACCGACTCTGATTCGGGCAACGTCGGCCTTACCATGGACGCAGACATAACACCAGCCGACGATGTGGAAGGGGACGAGACGATATTCGAAGTCCCGACCTCCCCCGCCGTCGCTGCTGGTGACGATGTGGTTATGGGCTTGACCGGGAACGGCCCACTGAAGGTTCCGATCGTGCTTGCTAACCCCGGCTCCGGCGACCGCATGGCCGCCGCCGTGCAGGACGCCCACGACCTCGCGGCATCGGTCGAGGGCATCGCTCAGGAGGCCAAGGAGGTAGCGGAGGCCACCGGGCAGCACTTCTGGCCGGACGATGACGGCGTGCACGTCACCGAGGTCACGCAGGAGACGTGGTCAGACCCCGCCTCGCCCAACTACCACAGCGGGGCCAACGTCCTGCTCAACGCGCTGGGCCAGTTGTTCAGGGACGGCCTGAACAACCTGATGGCAATCGTCACGGGAACCAGCCCAGCAATCGCAATTTACGACGGCAACGGCAACGACGCCGACAACATCCTCGCCGAGTTCGCAAGCGACCACGTGCGAATCGGCGGGGACGTGCCGGACGGAACGGGCGTGGAGTCCGCCGTCCAGTTCTTCGACCAGACCGAGACGCACGACACCGACATGACCGCGTCCACCTACTTCGACGGCGGTAGCGGCTA